TTGGGCGCGCAGGAATTGCGCGCCCTTCCCTATCTGTTCGAGTTCTGGGCGCTGCCGCACCAGTTGCCGCCGCAAGGTGACTGGCGGACCTGGGTCATTCTGGGCGGGCGCGGCGCGGGCAAGACGCGGGCCGGGGCAGAATGGGTGCGCGCGATGGTCGAAGGGGCGCGGCCGCAGGACCCCGGCCGCGCGCGGCGGGTGGCACTGGTGGCCGAGACGATCGACCAGGCACGCGAGGTGATGGTCTTTGGCGACAGCGGGATCATGGCCTGTTCGCCCCCCGACCGCCGCCCGGTCTGGATCGCGACGCGGCGGATGCTGCAATGGCCCAATGGGGCGGTGGCGCAGATCTTTTCGGCACATGAGCCCGAGGCGCTGCGCGGGCCGCAATTTGACGCGGCCTGGGTGGATGAGCTGGCCAAGTGGAAAAAGGCGCAGGATGTCTGGGACATGCTGCAATTCGGGCTGCGGCTGGGGGAACACCCGCGCGCGGTCGTCACCACGACGCCGCGCAATCAGGGCACGCTGCGTGATCTTCTGGAGCGCGAGGGAACGGTTGTCACCCATGCGCCGACCCAGGCGAACCGGGCCAATCTGGCGGAGGGGTTCCTCGAAGAGGTGCAGCGGCGCTATGCCGGGACCCGGCTGGGGCGGCAGGAGCTCGACGGCATGGTGCTGGCGGATACCGAGGGCGCGCTCTGGCCTGCGGTGCGGCTGGCGGGCTGTGTGGTCGATGACGTGCCTGCGCTGGATCGGATCGTGGTGGCGGTCGATCCGCCGGTGAGCGGACACAAAGGGTCGGATGACTGCGGGATCGTGGTGGCGGGCGTGGTGATGCGCGGGGCGCCGCAGGAGTGGAAAGCCTTTGTGCTTGAGGATGCGACGGTGAGCGCGGCCTCGCCGCTCGACTGGGCGCGCGCAGCGATTGGGGCGATGGAGCGGCATGGGGCGGAGCGGCTGGTCGCCGAGGTCAACCAGGGCGGCGCGCTGGTCGAGAGCGTGATCCGGCAGGTGGATCCGCTGGTGCCGCTGCGCGCGGTGCATGCCACGCGCGGCAAGGTGGCGCGGGCGGAGCCTGTGGCGGCGCTTTATGAGCAGGGGCGGGTGTTTCATGTGCGGGGGCTCGCGGCGCTTGAGGCGCAGATGGGGCAGATGGCGCTGCGCGGCTATGAGGGGCGGGGGTCGCCGGACCGGGTGGATGCGCTGGTCTGGGCGCTGCAGGATCTGCTGATCGATCCGGTGGCAAGCTGGCGGCGGCCGCGATTGCGGGTGCTGGGGTCCTGAAGGCGTGCGGGGTGTCGGGTGCGGAGCCTCCGGCGGGAGTATTTGGGGCACAAAGAAGTCGGGGCGGGCGTCGCCTGTCGCCCGGCGCAGCCCTGAACAGGCAAAGCCGGCCGTGCGTTGCGCTGTTGCGGTGGCGGGCGGGGCAGCGCGCGGTGGGGTCGCAGGGTATTAGCTTGTGCCTGTCAAAGTCGCTTTCGTGGACCCGGAGACGGTCAGCGGGATCGAGGAGAGGCGGATGTTTGATTTTCTGAAGCGGCCGGATGCCGGGCGGGCAGCGCCACCGGAAGCCAAGGCCTCGGCTGCGGGGCGGGTGATCGCCTGGCAGGGGGCGGGGCGCGTGGTCTGGAGCCCGCGTGACGTGGTATCGCTGACGCGGGCCGGGTTTCTGGGCAATCCGGTGGGCTTTCGCGCCGTTCGGCTGATCGCGGAGGCGGCCGCGGCGCTGCCGCTGGTGCTGCAGGACCGCGCGCGGCGCTATGAGGCGCATCCGGTGCTCGACCTGCTGGCGCGGCCCAATGGGGCGCAGGGGCGGGCGGAGCTGCTCGAGGCGGTCTATGGGCAGATGCTGCTGACCGGCAACGCCTATGTCGAAGCCGTGGGCGCCGAGGGCCTGCCGCAGGAGCTGCATGTGCTGCGCTCGGACCGGATGTCGGTGGTGCCGGGCCCGGATGGCTGGCCGGTGGCCTATGAATACCATGTCAATGGGCGCAAGCACCGCTTTGCCGTGGGCGAGGGGGTGTCGCCCGTCTGTCATATCAAGAGCTTTCATCCGCAGGATGACCATTACGGATTTTCCGCGTTGCAGGCGGCGGCAAGTGCCATCGACGTGCACAACTCTGCGAGCCGCTGGTCCAAGGCGCTGCTCGACAATGCCGCGCGGCCGTCGGGCGCGATCGTCTACAAGAGCGCGGACGGGCAGGCGGGGCTGAGCCAGGACCAGTATGACCGGCTGGTCAGCGAGATGGAGAGCCAGCATCAGGGCGCGCGCAATGCCGGGCGGCCGATGCTGCTGGAAGGTGGGCTCGACTGGAAGCCGATGGGGTTCAGCCCGTCGGACATGGAGTTCCAGAAAACCAAGGAGAGTGCGGCGCGCGAGATCGCCGTGGCCTTTGGTGTGCCGCCGATGATCCTCGGCATTCCGGGGGACGCGACCTATGCCAACTATCAGGAGGCGAACCGGGCCTTTTACCGGCTCACCGTGGTGCCGCTGGCGGCGCGGGTGGCGAGTGCGATTGCCAACTGGCTGGAGGATTTTACCGGCGAGGAGCTGGACCTGCATCCCGACCTCGACCAGATCCCGGCGCTTGCCGAAGAGCGCGAGGCGCAGTGGCGCCGCATCAGCGCTGCGGCGTTCCTGAGCGACGCGGAGAAGCGCGCGCTTTTGGGGCTGCCGGTGCAGGAGGTGGGCGATGCCGGATGACAAGTCGCGCTATGGCGCGCCTTTTGCCTGCGCGCCGGGAATGCGGATCGAGGCGCAGGAGCGGCTCTCGGCGTTGCAGTTCGCGCAGCTCAACACGCAGCTCGGCAAGATCGAGGTGATGATGGAGCGGTTGGAAAGGCGGCTGTGGCTGACGGTCTATGGCGTGGTGGCGGTGATCCTCGCGCAGGCCTTTCAGTCGATTTTGAACGTGGCACCGTGAGGGGGCGATGATGGAACTGGAACACAAATTCAGCAGGCTGGGCGGCGATGTGACCGTCACCAGCGGCGAGGCCGGCACGGTGATCAGCGGCTATGCCTCGCTCTTTGGCGCGCTGGACCAGGGTGGCGATGTGGTGGCGGCGGGGGCCTATGCGGCGTCTCTTGCGGCACTCAAGGCGCGGGGGGGCACCGTCAAGATGCTGTGGCAGCATGACCCGGCGCAGCCCATCGGCGTCTGGGACGAGGTGCGCGAGGATGCAAAGGGCCTCTGGGTCAAGGGGCGCATCCTGACCGATGTCGCCCGGGGCCGCGAGGCGGTGGCGCTGATTGCGGCGGGGGCGATCGACGGGCTGTCGATCGGCTATCGCACCCGCAAGGCCACCAAGGAGGCCAGGGGCGGGCGCCTGCTGGCAGAGCTGGAGCTGTGGGAGGTGTCGCTTGTCACATTCCCCATGCTTCCCGAGGCGCGTGTGGCGGCCAAGGGGGACGACCCCGAAGCGGCGATGCTGCGTGAACTGGCAGCGGTGTTTCACGACGCGCGCGGCCTGCTGGTCTCGGATTAGAGCCGGCGATCAACCCTAGGACATGAGGACCAAATCATGAGCGAACCCGAGACCAAGGCTCGGGCCGGGGAGGGCTTGTCCCCGGCGGAGGAGCTGAAGACCGCAGTTGCGGTGTTCATGCACGATTTCAAGCACTTCACGACCGACATTCACGCCAAGTTGCAACATCAGGAAGAACGGATGACCAAGATGGACCGCAAGACCATGTTCGCGGGCAAGCGCCCGTCGCTCGCTGCCACCGCCGAGATCGAGGCCCCGCATCAGAAGGCGTTTGACGCCTATCTGCGCTCGGGTGACGACGACGGGCTGCGCGGGCTCGAGATCGAAGGCAAGGCGATGAGCACGGCCGTGGCGGCCGATGGCGGCTACCTCGTCGCGCCGCAGATGGCCGACACGATCAAGACCGTGCTGCAAGGCGCCGCATCGATCCGCGCCATCGCCAATGTCGTCAATGTCGAGGCGACGTCCTATGACGTGCTGATCGACCGGGCCGATATCGGCGCGGGCTGGGCCACCGAGACCGCCGCCACGACCGAAACGGCGACCGGCGTGATCGAGCGCATCACCATCCCGCTGCACGAGCTCTCCGCGCTGCCCAAGGCGTCGCAGCGGCTGCTCGACGACACGGCCTTTGACCTCGAGACCTGGCTTGCCGGTCGCATCGCCGAGAAGTTCAACCGCGCCGAGGCGGCCGCCTATGTCAGCGGCAATGGCGTGGACAAGCCGCGCGGTTTCCTCGACTACACCAAGGTTGCCAACACCGCCTGGACCTGGGGCAATATCGGCTACATCCCCTCGGGTGCCGCGGCCACCATCACCAACACCGATCCGCTGGTCGATCTGGTCTATGCGCTGGGCGCGCAATACCGCGCGGGTGCGAGCTTTGTGATGAACTCCAAGACCACGGCGATCATCCGCAAGCTCAAGGATGTGGATGGCCGCTACCTGTGGTCGGACGGTTTCACCAACGGCGAGCCCGCGCGTCTGCTGGGCTATCCGGTGCTGGTTGCCGAGGACATGCCTGACATCGCGGCCAATGCCTTTCCGGTCGCCTTTGGCAACTTTGCTGCCGGCTACACCATTGCGGAGCGTCCCGACCTGCGGGTGCTGCGTGACCCGTTCTCGGCCAAGCCGCATGTGCTGTTCTACGCGACCAAGCGCGTGGGCGGGGCGGTGAGCGATTTCGCCGCGATCAAGGCCCTGCGCATCGCGACCAGCTAAGGCGGGTCGTGAGAGGGTGTCGTCGGTCAAACGGCGGCGCCCGCCCGGACGCGCATGACGACCACGCATTGTCTAGCTGCTCCCTTCCGTCCGAGCAATGCGGGGGTGCGCGTCCGGCCTGACGGAAACAGAAGCGGAAATCGGAGTAATTCCATGATGTTGGTCGAAGAGACGACGGTGCCGCAAGCGGCTGTTCCCGTCGCGCAATTCAAGGAACATCTGCGGCTGGGCACGGGGTTCTCCGATGACGGCTTGCAGGATGTGGTGCTGGAAGGGTTCCTGCGTGCCGCCATGGCCGCAATCGAGGGGCGCATCGGCAAGATCCTGATCGAGCGCGCGTTCTCATGGTCGCTGACGGCCTGGCGCGAGACGGACCGGCAGGCGCTGCCGGTGGCGCCGGTCAGCGCGATCACGGAGGTCGTGCTGGTCGATAGCGCGGCGGGCGAGACGGTGCTGCCGCCGGCCAGCTACCGGCTGGTGCCCGACATGCAGCGGCCGGTGCTGCTGGCGCTGGGCGGCGCGCTGCCCTCGGTGCCCTATTATGGCGCGGTGCGGATCGGGTTTCTGGCGGGTTTTGGCCCTGAATGGTCGGACCTGCCTGCGGATCTTGCGCAGGCGGTGATGATGCTGGCTGCCCATTACTACGAATATCGCAGCGACACGGCGCTGGGCGCGGGCTGCATGCCCTTTGGCGTGACGGCGCTGATCGAGCGCTACCGCACCGTGCGCCTGTTCGCGGGGGGCCGGTGATGGCGCGGCCGAATCTGACGCGCAGCCTGCTGCTCGAGGCGCCGACGCGGGTGCCGGATGGCGCGGGCGGCTACAGCGAAGGCTGGGTGCCGCTTGGCCGGCATTGGGCCGAGGTGCTGGCGGGCGCGGGGTCCGAGGCGGCAGGTGTCGCCACGGTGCTGTCGCGGGTGCGCTACCGCATCACGGTGCGCGCGGCGCAGGTGGGGTCAACCGCGCGGCCGGTGGCGGACCAGCGCTTTCGCGACGGCACCCGCATCTTTCGCATCCTCAGCGTGGCCGAGCGCGACCCCGGCGGCCGCTATCTGGTCTGCCTGAGCGAAGAGGAGACGGCGACATGAGCTATGGCGTGGCATCCGCCCTGCAGACGGCGGTCTATCAGCGGCTGAGCGGCAATGCGGCGCTGACAGCGCTGGTCGGGGGCGACATCTATGACGCGCTGCCCGCCGGGCCGCTGCCCGCGCTTTATGTGGCGCTGGGGCCCGAGGTGGCGCGCGACAGGTCCGACAAGACCGGGCACGGCGCCGAGCACGAGTTCACCGTTTCGGTGGTGACCGACACGGCGGGATTTGCCACCGCCAAGACGGCCGCGGCGGCCGTGTCGGATGCGCTGGTCGATGCGCCGTTGATCCTGACGCGCGGGCATCTGGTGGCGCTCAACTTTTACCGCGCGGCGGCGGCGCGGGTCGGCACCGGTGATGTGCGCCGGATCGACCTGATCTTTCGGGCGCGGGTCGAGGACGACTGAGGCGCCGCGGCGGCGCAGGATTTTCACAGCAATCACGGAGGCTTCGCCATGGCGGCCCAGAACGGAAAAGACCTTTTGATCAAGATCGACATGACCGGCGACGGGCTGTTCGAGACGGCAGCGGGCCTGCGCGCGACGCGCATCAGCTTCAACGCCGAAAGCGTCGATGTCACCAGCCTCGAGAGCCAGGGCGGCTGGCGCGAGCTGCTGGCGGGCGCCGGGGTGAAGGCCGCGACGATCTCGGGCTCGGGTGTGTTCAAGGATGCGACCACGGATGAGCGGGCGCGGCAGATATTCTTTGACGGCGAGACGCCCAATTTCCAGGTCATCATCCCCGCTTTCGGCGTGGTGGAGGGGCGGTTCCAGATCACCTCGATCGAATATGCCGGGTCTTACAACGGCGAGGCAACCTATGAGTTGAGCCTCGCGTCGGCCGGGGTGCTGGCCTTTGTGCCGGATGCGCCGTGATGGTGAACCCGCATGCGGGCGAGGTGGCGCTGGTGATCGAAGGGCAGCGCCATGTCTGCAAGCTCACGCTGGGCGCATTGGCCGAGCTTGAGGCGAGCCTCGGCGCGGGAACGCTCGTGGACCTTGTGGAGCGCTTCGAGGGCGGGGCGTTCTCCAGCCGCGACGTGCTGGCGCTGGTCGTGGCGGGGTTGCGCGGCGGCGGCTGGCGCGGCACGGCGGACGATCTGCTGAGCGCCGATGTCGCCGGCGGTCCGGTGGGGGCTGCGCGGGTGGCGGCAGAGCTGCTCGCGCGCGCCTTTGCGGGGCCGGCATGACCGGCGCCACGATGACCGAGGGTGGGCGCGGCTTTGACTGGGGGGGGCTGATGCGCGCGGGCCTTCATGGCCTGCGGCTGACGCCCGCGCAGTTCTGGGCGCTCACCCCCGCCGAACTGCTGATGATGCTGGGGGTCGATGCGGCCTCGGCCCCCATGGCGCGGGCGCGGCTCGAGGCGTTGAGCCGCGCCTATCCGGACCGGCCAAAAGGCCAGCAAGAGGAGAGATGCGATGAATGAGATCGACAGGCTGGGCGGCCTTGGCGAACAGATCGGCGGGCTCGAGCGGGACATGGGCGACGCGACGGCCGTCACCGCGACCTTTGCGGCCGAATTGCGGGGGATGCGCGGCACCCTGGGCGACACGGCGCGCGACCTCTCGAACCTCGAACGCGGCTTTTCCGGCGGGCTCAAGCGCGCCTTTGACGGGCTGGTGTTCGACGGGATGAAACTGTCGGACGCTCTGGGCTCGGTCGCCCGCGCGATGGTCAACACGACCTACAATGCGGCGCTCAAGCCCGTGACCGACCATTTTGGCGGGCTTCTTGCCGATGGTGTCAATTCTTTGGTGACGGGGATGCTGCCCTTCAAGGATGGCGCGCCGTTCAGCCAGGGCCGGGTGATGCCCTTTGCCATGGGCGGGGTGGTGAGCGGGCCGATGGCATTTCCGATGCGCGGCGGCACCGGGCTGATGGGCGAGGCGGGGCCCGAGGCGATCATGCCGCTGTCGCGCGGCGCGGACGGGCGGCTGGGCGTGCGCGCGCAGGGTGGCGCCACCGTCAACGTGACGATGCATGTGAGCACGCCCGACGTGCAGGGGTTCCAGCGCAGCCAGGGCCAGATCGCGGCACAGATGGCGCGGATCATGGGGCGCGGCCAGCGCAACCGGTAAGGGAGAAGGCAGATGTCATTTCACGAAGTGCGGTTCCCCGCCTCGCTCAGTTTCGGCTCGATCGGCGGGCCCGAGCGGCGCACCGAGGTGGTCACGCTGGCCAACGGGTTCGAAGAGCGCAACGCCCCCTGGGCGCATTCGCGACGGCGCTATGACGCGGGGCTGGGGCTGCGCTCGCTCGACGATGTGGAGACGCTGATCGGCTTCTTCGAGGCGCGGCAGGGGCAGCTATACGGGTTTCGCTGGAAGGACTGGGGCGATTTCAAATCGGCGCTGCCCTCGGCCGAGATCACGCCCTTTGACCAGCATATCGCCGATGGCGACGACGTGACGGCGAGCTTTGCGCTGCGCAAGCGTTATGGCTCGGGCGGGATCGACTATTTCCGGCCGATCACCAAGCCGGTCGAGGGCACGGTGCGCATCGCCATCAGCGGCGACCCGCAGCAGGACGGTATCGACTATGTGGTCGATACCGCGACCGGCATCGTCACGCTTGCCGCGCCGCCCGTCACCGGCGCGGTGATCACGGCGGGGTTCGAATTCGACGTGCCGGTGCGGTTCGATATCGACCGCATCCAGACCTCGGTCGCCTCCTTTCGGGCGGGTGATGTGCCGACCGTGCCGATCGTCGAGGTGCGGATATGACTGCCGCCGCGCTGCGCGCGCATCTGGCGACAGGGCTCACGCATGTCTGCCGCGCCTGGGCGATTACCCGGGCCGACGGGTTGGTCCTGGGCTTTACCGACCACGACCTGCCGCTGCACTTTGACGGCATCACCTTTCGCGCCGATACCGGCATGTCGGCGCGTGCGCTGGTGCAGGGAACGGGCCTTGCGGTGGACAATACCGAAGCCATGGGCGCGCTCAGCGACAGTGCCATCACCGAGGCCGATATCGAAGCCGGGCGCTATGACGGCGCCGAGGTGCGGGCCTGGCTTGTCAATTGGCAGGAGCCTGCGCAGCGGATGCTGCGCTTTGCCGGCACGATCGGCGAGATCCGGCGCGGGGCAGGGGCCTTTCATGCGGACTTGCGCGGCCTGACCGAGGCGCTCAACCAGCCGCAGGGGCGGGTCTATCAGCGGCCCTGTGCGGCGGTGCTGGGCGACGGGCAGTGCCGGTTCAACCTCGCGGCCGTGGGATACAGCGAGACGCGCGCGGCCGAGACCGTGACGCGCGGGCAGGTGTTCGGCTTTGACGGGCTCGACCTCTACGATGACCGCTGGTTCGAGCGGGGGATGCTGCGCGTGCTCACCGGGGCTGCGGCGGGGCTCGCCGGTGTCATCAAGCATGACCAGATCCGCGCGGGTGGCGCCCGCGTGATCGAGCTGTGGGAGCCGCTGCGCGCGGCCGTCGCGCCCGGCGACATGCTGCGGCTAGAGGCGGGCTGCGACAAGCGGGTGGAAACCTGCCGGCTCAAGTTCAACAACCTGCTGAATTACCGTGGCTTTCCCTTCATCCCTGGCGAGGACTGGCTGCTCGCCATCCCCCGCGCCGGCGGCGACAACGCGGGCGGGAGCCTCGCGGGATGAGCGCGCGCATCGTGGCTGCGGCGCGCGGCTGGATCGGCACGCCCTACCGGCATCAGGCCGCCACGCGCGGCGCGGGCTGCGATTGCCTCGGCCTCTTGCGGGGGGTCTGGCGCGAGGTGCTGGGCGCGGAACCCGCCCCGGTGCCGCCCTACAGCCAGGACTGGGGCGAGCCGCAAGGCGACGAGGTGCTCTTGCGCGCGGCGCGGCGCTATCTGGTCGAAAAGCCGCTGGACGCCGCCGCGCCGGGTGATGTGCTGCTCTTTCGGATGCGGGCCGGGGCCATTGCCAAGCATCTGGGGATTCAGGCCGAAACCGGGCACAGGGCGAGTTTTGTCCACGCCTACAGCGGTCATGGCGTGGTCGAGAGCGCCCTGACCCCCCCCTGGCGCCGGCGCATTGCCGCGCGCTTTGCATTTTCGGAAAGGGTGCTCTGA